CTAAACCAACTAATGCACTTGACATTGGTTGTAATGATGGTAGTCAATTAAACTATTTCCAAGACAAGGGTGCCGCAACTTATGGTGTTGACCCAGCAGAAAATTTGTTTGCAACTTCCTCGAAAAGACATAAAGTTGTCTGTGGATACTTCACAGGTAAAGAATTCGGACATGAAAAGTTTGATGTAATTACCTGTCAAAATGCGTTTGCACACAACTTCAATCAACTTGAATTGCTTGAAAACATTAGAAGTGTTATGCATAAAGACAGCTTATTGTTTGCAACGACCTCTCAATGTGATATGATTCTAAATGGTGAGTTTGATACAATTTACCATGAACATCTATCATTTTACAATGTGAAATCTATTGATGCTCTATGTAAACGGGCTGGTTTGAATTTGATTGATGTTGTTAAATCTCCTGTTCATGGTATGAGTTACATCTTCATCATTTCAAAATTTGCAAAAGCACCACGTACAATACAGAACCTAATTGATATTGAAACACAAAAGGGTCTGTACAATGAAAAAACTTATGAGGCCTATGCACAGAATTGTTTGAGTAATGTTAAACAGTTTGCTGAAATCATTAGAGAAATGAGAAGTACGGGTGTGCCTGTCGTTGGTTATGGTGCGCCAGCCAAAGGCAACACATTAATGAATTTTGCACAAGAAGCTCCAGATTTTATTATTGATGATAATCCTCTGAAACAGGGAATGTTTACACCAGGCAATTCTGTTCCAATTTACGGAACCGATTATCTAAAATCCAATTTTGAAAATGTAGATAAATTGTGTATTATTCCTCTTGCATGGAATTTCTTCAAAGAAATTAAGACTAGAACCAAGAATGTACGACCAGGTAAAAATGATATTTTTGTTCGTTACTTTCCAGACTTTAAGGTGGAACAATGAGTAATTTAATTATATGTCCAGTTGGCATGGAAATGCCACACGATCCTCGTTGGAAGAAAGAAGACCACTGGCGTTGGACAAATAACGACAGAAATTATGAAACTCTACTTGTGGTCTACAATGATTTCGAACCTGAACCTGGTTCATATGACCACCTCATTCGTCACAAAGGTCATAAGTGGCAAATCATGCAGGCTGTTGCAAAAGACATTCCTCTTGGTAAGTACAAATACATTGGTTGTGTCGATGATGACCTGATTACTGGTTACCAAGACTTCAATAAAGGTTTGGAGTTGGCCGAGAAGTTCAACTTTCAATACTGGCAACTTTCCATGCCACACGATTCCAGTTTGATTTATCAGCCACTATTCAATGATACTTCTTGTGACTTCTCGGAAACAAACTTCATTGAGATGGGTTCCTGCTTCTTTACCGAAGAAAAATTCAGATTCTTGATGGAGTTTATTGGTCACTGGGACTTAGAAATTGCATGGGGTATTGATAAGACATTCTATGATTTGTTCCAATGTCCAGCTCATGTGGTTCATTCTGGTATGATTCATCAACCATTCCGTGATAGTTACTACGACAAGCAAAGAGCCATGGATGAAATGAATGACTATCTGTACAATAAGTATCCATCTATACTTAAACAACATTACAACCGTCAATCCAATTTCATGGACAGACAAGACACTTTGAAGAAGTTTAAATTGGCATGAAAAAATACCTATATTATCACATCTATTTGACAGAAGAAACTGGATGTTGGTACAATCATTTTTTGGAACAAGTCGTTGCAATTATTGATGCTGGCCTCTACACCGAAATGGAAAAGATGTTTGTTGTTTGCATTGGTAAAAAGAGTGAATTGGAATTATTCACAGGAATATGCAACACTTTTCCTAAGATTCAAATTCTAGAAACACTTTTCTTGGATGATGATAATGAGGAAAACCTTTCACTTGAACACGTTTCAACAATTGATTACAAAAATAAAAACTTGTATGATGAAACCTGGACACTGAAACACCTACAAGACCATGCAAAAAGGGAAGATGCTCACTTTCTATATTTTCATGCTAAGGGCATTACTGTTCCTTGGAGAATGAGAGAACAAAAAATCTATTTGCCTTATGTGAATTACTATTTCTGGAGAAAGTTTTTACAATGGGGTTGTATTGAGAATTGGAAACTTTGTACAAACAAGTTATCGGATCACTCTGCATCTGGTGTCAACTTTGGAACTTGGCCTGTTCCACACTATTCCGGTGGTTTCTGGTGGTCAAAATCTGAATACATCAATAAACTTCCAGACATTAAAGAGAATGATTGGTGGGATAAGTTTAGGTCTGAGACACCACTAAACACATTCGATTCAAACAGAAATAAACCAGAAATGTGGATAGGCACGAAACACAATGATGACTTTTTTAATATTGTGAGCCATCCTATTATGCCGCCACACGGAACATTGGTTCAGAATACATGGCCAAGATATTTTTATGAAGGCATGGTACAGAAATGAAGAATATTTTTTTAGTCACATCATGTATGCAACCAAAATTTGGTGTCATCAGCATGGAAGACAGATACAAACAAACACTTGAGACATTTGAAAGTATTCGTAATAAGACAGAAGATTCTTTTATTTTATTCACAGATAGCTCACCAACACCAATTGAACAGTATAAGTGGGACATTATAAAATCTAAAGTCGATTTGGTATTAAACCTAAGTGATGATCCGCAGGTTCAACAATTCAATGCACACGAACAATTAAAAAGTTTCGGTGAAAATAACCTATTACTGAGAAGTATTGGTTTTTTGAAAAGTAAATATGACTTCAAGACAATGGAAGGTCGTATGTTCAAGTTGGGTGGCCGTGCAAAATTGCAAGACAATTTCAATATCAGAGACTATGACAATACCTATGGTAAATTCATATTCAAGAAACGATTGGCCAGCTGGATGCCTCCTGAAATCCAAAGTCGGTTCGGTTCAACCCACATATTGGAAACAAGATCATATTCTTGGTGTCTATCGTTAGTGGATGAGTATGAACAGATAATACAAAACAATTTTCAGTTATTAAACAATGGTTTAGACACGGAACATTGTCACTTTCTTAACATTCCAAAAGATAAATTACTTGAATTCGACATGATGAACGTTGGAATGATGGTTGCCAGAAACGGTGACTACATGTTAGACTGATTTTCGTCAATATGTATCTAATCCAACATTTCAAAAATCTTTAATGCAAACTAAAAAGTTGTATAAATAACCCTACGGACAACCAAAGTGTGTTGTGTTTCAATGGGCAAAAAATGTTATCTTTCAAGAGTTATTTAATAGAACAAGAAGATCCTGAAGAAGGCGCCAGCCGTCAGATTAAACATTTGACGCATGTGGAAGACCGACCACTCCAAACAGGTGAAAAGGGCACAGCACACGCTATTAAATCATTGACAGCTGCAGCTGAACACATTAAAGGTGGTAAAAAGACCTCAGAACTTACCACAAAATATGATGGTTCTCCAGCACTTGTTTATGGTCACCATCCAACCACGGGTAAATTCTTTGTTGCATCCAAGTCAGCATTCAATAAAACACCAAAGATTAACTACACACCAAAAGATATTGATAAGAACCACGGACACGCACCTGGATTGGCGGCCAAGTTAAAAGATGCACTGACACATTTACCTAAAGTTGCACCAAAAAAAGGTGTTTATCAAGGTGATATGATGTTTGGTACCGACAAAGGTGACAAACAACAAGAGAAAAATGGTGGCCATTCTTTTCATCCAAATCCATCTGGTCTAACTTATACTGCTCATGGGCAACATGCGGCCGATGTTAAGAAAGCAAAAATTGGTGTTGTGACACACTTGTCATATCAAGGTAAAGATGCAGGCAATCTAAATGCATCACATGAAGTCGACCACGAAAACTTCAAAAAACATCCAGATGTATTCTCTGTTGATCCAAGAATGGACACCTCAAAGGTACATTTCAGTCCAGAAGAACAGAAGAAATTCAACAAACACATCGCTATGGCTCAATCTGTACATGATACTCATGGTGATGACATGTATGCTGGTACAAAAGCACACCATGGAGTTCAAGGTCCATTGGAAACCTATATGAATCATACAGTTAGAACTGGTGAAGAACCTAATCATCAAAACTTTAAGAATTGGTTAGAAACTGATACTAATAAAAAAATTGATAAACTTAAAGTTGAAAAGAATCGTACAGCCAAACAAGCTGATCTTAAAGCTGAACTCGGTAAAATTGAAAAAAATAAGAAACACTATAACAATCTATTTAAGATGCATGGCCACATACAGAAGGCCAAAGATACACTTATTGGTGTTATGAATCAACACCAAGAATTTCAACATACACACGGCGGCGAATCTGCGAATCCTGAAGGATATGTTTTCCATCACAACAAAGAATCGGACAAATTTGTTAATCGTGCTGAATTCTCTAAGAGAAATTTTGCTGGGATCAGAAACATATGAAAAAGTTTTTAGAAAAGTTACAAGAAGATGCACAGACCCATACACCTGTGGTGATGGCATTTGGTCGCATGAATCCACCAACTATTGGCCATGAGAAGTTGGTTAATAAAGTGCAACAGATAGCAAAAGACTATCATGCACCACATCACATTATTGTGTCACATTCTATGGACGCAAAAAAGAATCCATTAGATACAACAAGTAAAATCAAACATGCAAAAAGATTCTTTCCTGGTGCAAACATAACAGCATCCAGTAAAGAGAAACCAACTTTCTTGCAACACGCTGCAGCACTACATGCAGCTGGCCATGACCACTTGGTAATGGTTGCCGGTTCAGATAGAACCTCTGAG